TGCATATCAACATATCTGCATATATGCATATCAACATATCTGCATATTCACATATCAATTTATTCGAATATAAGCCTATGCCCCTATCAGCATACCCACATATCCACATAACTACATAGTCATATATAAGCATATCAAGATAGCCTTATATAGGGGAGCCCGCCCTGCACGGCGCGCCGTGCAAAGCGGGGCCTTTGGACGGCCGGCTCGCTTCGCTCGCAAGAGTAGACCTTATATATGTGCGGACACATCTTGACCCCCCCACCCATATTGGACAGGCCCCCCGTATTTACCCAGAAAAGTCTTGACTAATTTTTTATTATGCTGCACAGTTTCAACAACATTTCCAAATGGAGGAGTACAGGATGCAGAAACGTATCGCCATATCCAAGATTACTGATGACCCTGACCTGTTCAGGCGTATTTTCAACTACTGCCTTGGAGGTTACGTGGTTCTTATCCGCGGCTTTGGAACGTTCCGCCTGAGGCGCAGGGCGTCCCGTATGGGCCGCAACCCCCGTACCGGTGCCAAGTACAGGATTCCGGAGCGTGGGGTTCTCGTGTTCAAAGCCTCTCCGAGTATCCGTCTTGAGTATGATAAATAGCACCCTGAGGGTTCGTCATGAAGTCGAGAAGCAGTTACTACAGATACTATTATGATGAAGAGTGGGAAGGGCAGGAAGGCAGGAAGCGGTTCCGCCACAATGGCAGTTCCGTTTACAGCCGCAAATGTCATGACTGCGGAAAGCCAACCAACAACTACCGGTGTCCGAAATGCTGGGCCCGTATCCGCGGCGATTCTGTAAGTTCCTATTCTGATGTGGATACGGAACCTTACACAGTTTCTCTTTCCAGCCATTAGGAGTTTTAAAATGACCAGAGCCGAATGCCTTCATACAGCTGAGGAAATTGTTACGAAAGACCGCAATAGCCAGTACGGGGAACCAGAAGATTGTTTTGCTCTGATTGCGAGACTCTGGACAGGCTATACCGCGGTGAATCTGAGCTCCGCCGATGTTGCCGCTATGATGATTCTGCTGAAAGTGGCAAGAGTCAGGAACGGTAAGGCGAAAGATGATTCATGGGTTGATATGGCGGGATACGCCGCCTGCGGTGCCGAGTGCTCTATGTGGGATACAGGTAAGGAGGGTTAGGATGGATAGCCGTATAATAATTAATATTACCGATGAGGATAAGCAGGATAGTAGTCTGACTGATGATGGGAGGGTTCTTTTCACTCTCATAAGCCGCATTGCCAAGGCGGAGAAGAAACATCCTAATTTCGCCGATGGGATATATCAGGGCGTGGGTGTCATCGGGGAGGAGTACGGAGAGCTCTGTCAGGCGCTCAATAAAGGCGAGGGGGAGGAGCGTGTCATGGATGAGGCGTTTGACCTCCTGTGCGTGGCATGGCGATTCTGCCGCATGGACTGGAGAATGGGTGATGAAAAAGGTTATGATTATACAGCCTATGACGGGAAAAACGTACGAATGGTTAAAGATTGAGTGGGATACGGCTTATAAAGAACTCACCGATATGGGGTACAGGGTCACTAATACCCACTTCAGGGGGTTGAAGCCGGCAAATTACAATGCCGCCCTGTACCGGCTCTCTGAGGACTACGCCACAATGAGCGACAGCGATGGGATTCTGTTTCTGCCGGGGTGGAGGGATGACATGTTCTGCTGTGTACAGCGTGTCACTGCTGAGGCATGTAGGAAGCCGATATTCGACTCTACGGACGAGCTGCGGAAGTAATGCACTCCTGTCCGTACTGCGGGTGCCCCGGGGTTTATCTGGCGGATACTGACGGGGGCGGGCGGACTGTCGCCTGCCCCTCTTGTGGGATGTCCGGCCCTGAGAGTGTTGATGGTGATGATACAGAAGCTGAGCGCGGCTGGGAGACGCTGTGCCGGAAGATGTGCCGTCACTGCAACGTTCATCTTCTTTCCATTATCCGGAAGAAAGGACTGTAGCTATGGGAATATCCAAGAGTATATCACAACTGCCATCTGACGATTTCACTGTGGTATTCGTTACCACCATTATATTTTTACTTATGGAGATTTTAATACTATTATTCTTTAACATGGATGGCAAAATAATACTTTGGCTGACAATAGCCCTGATTTGTGGTCTGTGGTATATCTGTATTCTGGAGATTTTATGAGACTCAAAGTAATTAAACGTGATGGCAGGCTTGATGATTTCAGGCCCGAGAAGATAATTGGCGCTGTTTACTCCGCCGAGCGGGCGATGAACCGCGTGGATGACCACTCTTCGGAGTACGCTACCGAGGTCTGCAACAGGGTTGGCAGATACGCGGAAGGACAGGAAACGCTGTCTGTTGAGGACATTCAGACCTGTATACTGGACTATCTGAAGGAACGTGACCCTGAGCTTAGAGCTGTGTATGAGAAGTACAGGAATGAGAGGTCAGTAGTACGGGAACGCAAGGAAAAGATATACAGGCACTTCGGACGTATTCTCTCCTCTGACCCGTCCTGTATGGACATTATGAGAGAAAATGCCAATGTCAGGGGTGGGACGCCTATGGGCCGCATGCTCCGTATCGGCTCCGAGGCGTCCAAATATTACTACCTCAGTAATCCGGATATTATCCCCCATGAGACGGCGGAACTCCACAGGAAAGGGATTATCCACATTCATGACCTCGATTTCTATGGGACGTCCATTAACTGTCTTCAGATTCCTCTCTCGGATATTCTGAAGAGGGGCTTCTCTACGGGGCACGGTTCAGTGCGTCAGCCCAAAGGGATTCGTACAGCGGCGGCGCTGGCGTGTATTGTGCTTCAGTCCAACCAGAATGATATGTTCGGCGGGCAGAGTATACCGGACTTTGAGTATGCGCTGGCGCCTTATGTGAAGATGACGTTCGACAGGTACTACGCAGAGTATAACAATGATTTCAATAAAGCGGTTGAAATGACATGGCGTGAGACCTATCAGGCCATGGAGGCGCTGATTCATAACCTCAACACTATGGCTTCCCGTGCCGGGGCGCAGGTTCCGTTCTCCTCTATCAACTATGGTACAGGTACGACTTTTGAGCAGAGGATGGTTATCTCGTGCATCCTGCATGCTACAGACGCGGGACTTGGCCATGGTGAGACACCTATCTTCCCTGTACAGGTCTTCAAGGTTAAGGCGGGGGTTAACTATAATCACGGAGACCCTAACCGTGACCTGTTTGAGCTGTCCGTTAAAGTATCGGCTAAACGGCTGTTTCCAAACTGGGAATTTCTGGACGCTCCTTTCAATCTTCAGTATTACCGTCCGGGCCATATTGAGACGGAGGTGGCTACCATGGGGTGCCGCACCCGTGTCATGGCTGACAGGTTTGGTAAGGATATAACCCCCGGACGGGGGAACCTGTCGTTTACGAGCATTAATCTGCCCCGCATAGCGCTCATGACCAAAGGCAAAGGAACGGATTGTTTCTTCTCTGAGCTTGACTATATTACTGACAAAGTAATTGAACAGCTCGTGTCGCGGTACAAGATTCAGGCATCGCTCAGGGTGAGGAATCTTCCTTTCCTCATGGGTCAGGGGTTGTATGAAGACAGCCGTGACCTTGGCCCTGATGATACCGTGGAGAAGGCCGTAAGGCATGGCACGCTGGGTATTGGCTTTGTCGGGCTTGCTGAGGCGCTTGTCGCTCTCACGGGGCATCATCACGGAGAAACCGATGAAGCGGAACAGCTCGGGCTTGATATTGTCAGACACCTGCGTCTGAGGGCCGATTTGGCGTGCGAGAAGTACAACCTGAACTTTTCTCTGATTGGCTCTCCCGCGGAGAGCACAGCCGGAGCGTTCCTCAGGGCGGACAGGAGTGAGTACGGGGTAATCCCCGGCGTGACGGATAAGGAATACTACACGAACAGTCATCACATTCCTGTGAATTTCCACATCTCAGCGTACAGGAAGATTAAGCTCGAGGCTCCTTTCCATGAGCTTGAGAACGGTGGGCATATCACTTACGTTGAGCTTGACGGCGATACGGCGAAGAATCCGGAGGCTGTTATGAGCGTGGTAAAGTGCATGCACGATTCCGGTATTGGCTACGGAGCTGTTAACCATCCTGTAGACCGTGACCCTGTATGCGGATATACAGGAGTGATTGGTGATACCTGTCCCTTGTGCGGACGTCATGACGGCGAGGCTGTAAGTGAAGAGAAGCTCCGCCAGATTAAGAAGAATATCCTTTAGGAGGTTATTATGGAAGAGACCAGAGATTCAGGCATGATTGGTGACGGCATTCATTTTGAGCGTATCAGGCGTGTGACGGGCTACCTGACCGGAGACCTCAGCACGTGGAATGATGCCAAGCGCGCGGAGGAGAGAGACAGGGTGCGGCATGGGGTTGAAGGAGACGGGCGTGGCGGTCGAGACAGATAAGATAGCCCGTCATCTTGCTGGCAGGGGGGAGCTCTGCGGGTATTCCCTGCGGGGCTACATCCCCTGCTACATGAATGACGGCAGTCATAAGCGGGTCATCTATTACGGCACGACAAGCATTGCTGACGTTACTCCCATAGACCCGGAGAAAGGCATACAGATTGGGGCCGGGTTTGACCTTGGAGCGTACAGGGCCATTGAGCTTAAGAGGCTTGGTGTACCTGAAGACCTTCTGCGGAAGCTGTCACGTTATACCGCTCATGTGGGCGGGGATGCTATGTGCTGGCTCAGGAACAGGCCTTTCACGGTTACTCCCGAGCAGGCGTTCTTACTGACCCGTATCATGGTTGAGGAGTATTGCTGTACTGTTCTTGCCCCGGGGTGGAATGACTCGCAGGATTACAAGACGTTCACCCGCATGAGCTGGCAGGAGCAGGCTGTGATATTCGATGTTGCCCATGAGTTTGGCGTTGACCATGTTCTTCGGGATATAGACAGGTATTGTGACCTGCTCCGCAGTAAGGACTACACCACTATATTTGGAGAGCTGGGGGGTTACAAATATGCCGCTTTCGGAGAGCATGAAGCACCCGCTGAGGGTTCTTAACTATATTGCGCTTAACTCAAACTGTCGCAGGCGCCGGGTAGGGTGCGTTATCGCCCGCCCGGACGGAATGATTATTTCCTGCGGGTATAATCATAACCCTTATCCCGGAGACGCGTGTCCTGTCTGTCCGCGGGAGAAGTACGCTTCCGGTGACAGGCTGGATTTGTGTCACGCCCTGCATGCGGAAGCAGATGCGGTAGCGCACGCCGCGATGACAGGGCTGAGCGTGGCAGGGTGTACAGCGTTCGTAACAGTGTTCCCCTGTCCGTCCTGTACCGGACTGCTGATTGAGTCAGGGATTACCCGTGTTATTGTTGTGGGGGATTACGCGAAGGCTCCTGTATCGCAGGAGCTTTTCTGCAACGCCGGGTATAGTGTGAAAGCAATTGACTATAGGGATGATGACGGCATTCTGGCGTACAGTTTTGACATTACGAGAGAATAAGGTGAAGCCCCCGTGGAAGTAACATTTCGCGGGGGCTTCTAGGTGGTGGAGGGTCGTAAGACTGTACTATGGTTATCTGGGGCAAATATAAGGTAAATATTTAAGGCTTGTCAAGCGAAATTGCAGACAGTTACGTCTTATGATATATAACTACTACACGGGGGGATTATGTTTATTCCAGACAGAGAAGATATAGTAAGGGTGATGAAGGAAAAGGGTTACGCCTTTTTCGACAAGGGGTGCTACAATCTCAACATCATAGGCATACGCAATGACCAGCTTATTACGAATGCCTTTGATGATACGCTGTGTTGTATATACAGGAATATATATGTATGGGTCACGCGGTACTGGCGTATAACGACAGACCCGGGGCGTTATTACGCCGAGCATCCCTGTAATGGCAAAGGTACGGCTGTGCTTGTACCCGGTCAGTACAGGGGGGCGTTCACGATAGGACGGCACAAGGGCCAGTACAAGGCTCTTGTGCAGTACAAACCTGTTACTGTTTACCGCGATAACAACAAAGACCATAAGATTGATACTGGCAGAACCGAGACGGGTATGTTTGGTATCAACATCCACAAAGCCGGAAGAAAGTCCGTACAGGTAGACCGCTGGAGTGCGGGGTGTCAGGTCTTTGCCGTTGAGAAAGACTTTAATGATTTCATGCAGATATGTGAAAATTCCGCTGTTTTTTATGGGCCGGTGTTTACATACACTCTATTGGAACGGAAGGATTTTGAATAATGTTTGATACATTACTTGCTTATCTTAACGCTAACAGTTCTGACAAATATGTCAGTCTGCTGTTTGCTGTGATTGGTGTTTTCTCCGCTATTGCCACTGTTATCCCGGCGCCCAAAGAGGACTCATCCAAGGTTTACAAGGCGCTTTACAGTGTGCTCAGCTGGGTAGCCTGTAACTTTGGTCAGGCCCGCAATGCAGGAAGAAAGTAACGAGAGTCGTGTGTTAGAGCAGTTGGGCGAACTGAAAGCCGCCCTGAGCTTTCTGCGTCAGATGCGGGATGATGACGTGCGGAGCAGGGAGGCTTTAGCTGACGCTCTTGGGAGAATGCAGGAGCAGATAGTTGTGTTTATGCACAAACTGGATGATGTTCTGTCCCAGAGTGTCCGCAGTTACAGCTCATTGGAATCAAGGGTTTCCGATATAGAGCTGTGGCGTACTGAAGTAGTAACATCTCTTCGTGTCGGACGCTGGGTTATGGGGATTATCTGTACGGTTGTTGGGGCGGTTCTTACGCTTACAGCACAATACTTTATGCGTTAGGAGAGTTCATGAGCTATTTCAATCCGGTTTTTCTCTATGATGAGAAAACTCATAAGCCCGCGCAGGAGGGAGACCAGCTTACTCCTGCGTCTGTGCCGGTTTCCAAGGCAGAAGGCAACGTCCTTAAGACCAGTGATGATGGTCTCGGCGTATCGGTAAATGACATTAAATCCCCCGCCAGTGATAATGCCATTAAGATTGCTTCTGATGGCGGGCTGTTTGTAGACATTCCGGTCATTCCTGAAGTTTCCAAAGACCGTTTCAATTATCTCAGATACGGGAATGACGGCAATTTCTTTGTCGGTTCCAGCGATGTTCTGTCCAATCTGGATACGAACCTGCTTCATGCCTCTTCAGATGGCAGGGTTATCCTGACTGCCAGTGACCTTGTAGACGGCAGTGTACTGGCGAAATTTATCTCTTCCGAGAAAGATAATGTACTGCATACGGGTTCTGACGGCAAACTTGCTGTAACGCGTGTTGGTGTTTCCACTGAGACTGGCAACTATCTCACTTATGGCAGTGACGGTAAGTATTATGTCAGTGGCAGGAATATCCTCTCCACCAGCGATACTAACATTCTGCACACGAACAGTGAGGGCAAAGTCACGCTTACAGCTGGTGATGTGGCTTCCAGCGGCGTTGCCCCTCTGCTTGTTTCGTCTGACGAAGGCAACGGTCTGGACGTTGGTTCGGATGGTAAGCTGGCTGTAACGCTCCCGAAGGAAGCTACGGTTTCAGCGGATAAGGGGAACTACACGCGTAAAGGTTCCGATGGGGGCTTTTACACTGGCGGCAATGATGTTCTCTCCAATGCGGACATGAACATTCTCCATATTTCTCCTGTTGACGATAAGGTAATCCTGACGAAGGAAGACCTTCTGCATCTTGGTCTGGCCGCGGCGCTTCTCTCCAAGGATGCCAACAATGCCATTGTCCTCGGTTCCGACAGTGGGCTGTACACCAGCGGCAGTAACCTTACGGATGATTCCAGAGACAACCTTCTTGATGTTACCGATAAGGGGAAGATTTCTCTCGATAAGAGCGTTCTCCGCGATTATGTGAACTCCTTTATCAGGGTTGTTTCCGCAGACAGCGGGAACCTGATTACGGCTGGTTCTGACGGTGGAGCTTACGCTTCCGCTGATTCGCTCCGCTCTACTGACAGTCTGAACCTCATTGACAAGGACAGCTCCGGCAAACTCATTGTTACTGCTGGGGCTATCAGGTCTAATGACGCTGATAACCTCCTCGTACAGGATAAGTTCGGTGCTCTTAAGGTGACTGCTGAGGGGCTTGTTTCTTCTGAGAAGTGTAACCTTCTCAGGGTCAATATTGACAACAAGCTCTCTCTTTGCCCGTCTGACCTTATCAGTCAGGTTCCGAACAACGCTCTTCAGTCCGCGTTTGACGGCGGTCTGTATGTGGCTAAGAACTCTGCTTCTGACCTTGTTTCCCCCACGGACAAAATCCTCTACGTTAACGACTCCGGCAAACTTGCTTCTGGTTTCACGCTTTCCTTCAATGAAGCTACCGGAACGCTTACTGTTGTCGGCCATAACAATCAGGTTGTTTCGTCCGTGGCTATTCCGTCTGGTGAAGGCGCCATTCTGAAGGATGCTCAGCTTGTCACTAACCCTGAAGGTCAGGCGGAAGGAACCTACCTGAAATTCACCTTTACGCTCAGTGATGGCTCCACGAAGGATACGTATGTTAACGTTGACGCCCTTCGTGTCAATTATACTGGCGGCAATGGTATCACTGTCAGCGGGACGACTGTTTCTACCCGTATCAAGGATAAGGGTGGTCTGACCTATTCTGATGGCGCTCTGGCGGTTGACACTGCCTCGCTGGTTTCCACGCTGTCGGATAATACTATCAAGACTGATAGTTCCGGGGATATTTATCTTTCGGTTGACGCGTTCAATGTTTCCACGCAGGCAGGGAATGCTCTTGCCAATGGTGTAGACGGAAAGGCTTATTTCCCCTATGATTTTGGTACGATGGATTAAGGAGGGTGGCTACTGATGTCCAGAAACACTAAACAGCCTATTCAGTTCTACAGAGGCACGACAGCCCAGCATTCAGGTTATAAAGGGCCCGCGGGTGAGTGCACTGTCGATACAACGAAGAACACACTTGTTGTGCATGACGGGGTGAAGGCCGGCGGGTATCCTCTTGTGAAGGAAGACCATACTGTCACTGGCGATGGGTACGTGCTTGCTAATGGGAGCAGGAGTACAACTATTGGCAGTAAGACTCTTGCCCTGTCTTTGGATACAGCGGCGCTTAGGAATCTGCTTGCAGACCCCTCCGGTACTGACGCAGTGGCGGGAAATCTGAAACTCTCGGACGCTGTGGACAGTTCGCTTGATGCCGCTACTGGCGGTACGGCGGCTACGCCCAAAGCGGTTAAGACCGCTGTTGATGGAGCGGTTAAGAAGACCTACGTTGTCAAAGGCGACACCTACATTAAAGTAGATGGCGAGTTTTCCACGACTCTTGATGACGCTGATGGTCTTGACCTGACGCTTGATACAGCCGCTCTGAAAAGCGCCCTTGCTGACCCTACGGCTACTAACATTGTATCCGGCAACAATATGCTTTCTGACGCTGTGGACAGTGAGCTTGATGCCGCTACTGGCGGTACGGCGGCTACGCCCAAAGCGGTCAAGGCCGCTTATGACCTCGCCGCCAGCAAGGCCAGTGATGACCTTGTTGTGCATATCCGCAATAATGAGACCATTGAGGATGTGAAGACGTTCCTTCAGGGTCCTTATGGTACTTCAGCGGATTTGACGACTTCCGAGGTTGACCTTTCCAAAGGCGTTGTTTTCAGCAAGACCGTTTCCACTGATACGGTGTTTACTTTTATCAACGCTCCTTCCGGGCGTGCGGCTACGTTTAACCTGATTATCACTAATGGCGGGTCTGCCACGATTACGTGGCCGGCCTCGGTGAAATGGACAGATGCCGCTGCGCCGACGCTTACTGCCTCCGGTGTGGACGTTCTGACTTTTATGACACCGAATGGTACTACATGGTATGGTACTGTAGCTATTTACAACGCTGGATAGATACATAATGGATA